CTAAAGACGGAAAAGTGCGCGAGGAACACATCTTGAATGACAGCAAGGTAGTCGATAAAGGTACGGCGTTCCCAAATGGAGAGGAATACCCATCCCAGCATTCGATTAACTGCAGATGTACGATTGCACCCGTTATAAGACAATGATAAAATTAGACTATGGAAAAGAAATTCTTACAAGCGCTCACAAAGGCAGATTCAATCGACGAGAAAAACTATACGATTGACTTCGTGATGACTATCGAGATTGAGGACAGGCACGGCGACATCATCGACATCGACTCAATCAAGTATACGGAATATATGCTAAACCCCGTTGTGCTTCCGAGTCACGACCATAATGCCAAAGCGGTTGCTAAGGTTATTAATATGCGAGTTGAAACGATCAACGGCATCAAAGCACTAATCGGGACGGTCCAGTTTGCAGTTGAGGAATACGACCTCGCAAAAACATATTGGAACTTATACAAAGGCGGATATATGTCTGCTGTTTCAATCGGATTCATTCCAGAGTCAGGGGAAATGGTAAACGATTCATTCGTACTCCGAGGCGCAAACATTCTAGAACTATCATTCGTCTCAATCCCAGCAAACCAGCTCGCGCTCGCGAAGCAAAAAGGAATCGACATCGCACCCGTAGTAGCAACGATGGACTACGCTACACAGGCAAAAGAAATGACTGAGCACCTTATTGCGTTCAAAGAGTTGTTTCAGGATACAAAACCTGCTATTGTAGAAAAAGAAGTTGAGGAGCCAAAAGACAAACCAGAACCCATCGTGGCAAACAAAAAAGAAATTGCCAAAGCAAAAGTCTGGAAAAACTTTGATTCCGCGATTCGCGAACTCAACAAAACTACATAAGAATATAAAGAGGTAGATAACACACCCCACCCTGAAATGGCTACTTGTTTATTAAGAATTAATCGTAATTTATTATGTTCAAATTCAAAACAGTTGATGGGGTAAATTATCTCGTTGACACCAAAGGTAATTTCATCAAGTCTGAGGACGGTGAAAACATCGTAGCTCCAGAGGGTACACCTGAACACGTTGAGGGTGAAGCCGAAGTAGCGGATGAAGCGGTAGAAGAAAGTGGAGCGGCTGATGAGCTGAAAGCGTTCATCACTAAGACTGCAAAAGAGCAAGCGCAAGCTGTTCTAAAGAGTATGAACCTCGGCGGTACGTTTATGGCTGAGAGTCGAAAGGCACTTGTAGATGCGCTGAAAGGCAGTGTCACAGATACCGAAGATAAGGGACTTGACCTTGAGGCTATCAAGAAAGGATTTGCGCTCGTCAAAAGTGGCGCAGGCAAGTCACACGAAATCGAACTGAAAACGCTCTCAGAGCTTAACTCACTGACCGGTGAAGTTATCCTTGAAGACCGTCAAAGCGAGATCACTCGTGACCCTGTAGAAACGCCATTCATCGAAGAGCTTGCTACGACCGGCACAACCGGCTCTGACAAAGTGACTTGGGTGGAAGTTCTTACTGAAACAGGCGAACCGGCTACAACCGCTGAGCTTGCGAAGTTCCCAGAAAAGGAATACACATTCGGTGTTCAATCTGCTGACGTTTACAAGGTTGCCGTGATGTCAAAAGCATCAAACGAAATCCTTGAAGACGCGCCTCAGCTTGTTTCATTCGTTCGTTCTTCACTTGTTGAAGACCTCCGAATCAAGTTTGACAATGAACTCCTTACTGGAAACGGTGTAGGTAAGTTTACTGGAATCTTGACTACGGCTCCAACATTCACTGGAGGCGGACTGGCTGGCACATTCGATGCTGGTACAGCTAACAAGTTCGACGTTCTCCGAGCTGCAATCGCGGAAATCGCAATCGCAGGTAAAGGGAAATTCCAAGCTACTGCTATTTGTCTAAACCACATTGACGCGGCTGGACTGGACTTGGAAAAAGGTACTGACGGTCACTACGTTATGCCACCGTTTACCACTGCCGAGCGAACTGTTATCAAGGGTGTACGAATCGTCGAAAACACAACTATCGTTGCTGGGTCATTCCTTATTGGAGACTTCCGAAAGATGGTGGTTGCAAATCGTCGAGGTCTATCGCTCCAAGTTGCTACTGAAAACGTAGATGACTTCGAGAAAGATATGATTAGTATGCGACTATCACGTCGAGCTGCATCATACGTGCGCACAAACCACGTAGGAGCGTTCTTGACAGGTACATTCGCTGCAGGAATCACTGCACTTGAGGTCTAACCAGAGTGGAAGCTGGCTAGGAGATTACTAAATTAACTTAATGCTTATGTCTGAAAATACAGAACCAAAAGTATACAAAGTTGGTGCAGTTGTCGTAAACTCAAGCGGAACATTTGCAAAGGTCTTGCAGGTAAAGCACGGTGTTCACATTTGTACGGACTGGGTAGAAAACATTGAAGCGCTCGAAAAGCTCGGAGATGTTGGAAACGTCCGGTTCAACGAAAGTGCTCGTGTCGCTTGCGGAATCAAACTTGCTTCAAAGGGAGGCAACGCTGGTAACGACAAGGGTACCGATGAAGCTGCAAAAGCGAAAGCTGATGCAGAGGCGAAAGCCAAAGTAGATGAAGAAATCAAAGCTCAAGAGGAATTAAACTCTGGCGATGATAAATCAGATTATACAGTCCTAAAGGGCGTAGAGTTCCCACGTGGAACCGTTCACGAGGCTGGCACAGTAATCGAATTGACACAGCTCGCTGCTGAATCATTCGCTGAGGGTCTGATTGAAAAGGTAGAAGTTGACGAAACCAAAACTCCAGACGATAAACCGAAAGGATTTATGTCTCGAATGACTGGCAAGTAATTGCTTCACTACCACGTTCTTGATTCGTTCGAGAGCGTGGATAGTGGTACAATCAACCATATGCAAAACATCATTCAATACAAAGGTACAACCAAAATACTACCTATCACGCTAACCAAAACAGTAGACGATGTTACTACTCCATTTAACCTGAACGGCTACACAGCGACATTGACCATCAAAAAGAATAAAGAGGATGCAGATGCAGATGCGCTTATTACAAAATCAGTTACCGCGCACACTGACGCGCCAAACGGAATCACTCAGTTCACCATCGACCCTGCAGACACAGTAAATATGGACTTTTGCGATTACGTGTTTGACATCCAGCTAGAAAACGGAACGGACGTCCGGACGGTATACGTTGGTCACTGGGAAATCCAAGAAAAAGTAAAAGATTAGTTATGTCAGTTGAAGCTCACATCACAGAGGAACAGTTGAGCGCTGAGATGGTTACTGAGCACATCAACATCAACATCACCGATGAATCCATCTTGGTTAATTTTGGTGAAGAGCAAATCAACGTAGAGATAAAAGAGGAAACCTTGCACGTAAACTTTAGCAACGTTGTCGCCATCATTGAGCGCGCTCTAGAGCAAGGCATACCGTTCAGTGACCCGACATACCTGTACGTTGTTTTTAGCACGGATGTGAAGCGCACAAACAGAATCACGTTCGAGGTGGATTACGTTTTCTTTGTGACAAAACCCACTACATTGACAGACGTTCAGGCATTATTCTAAGTAGCTATTACACTTACACGAAATGGTCTGGTATACTAAAGCAAATACGGAACAACATTATTTAATAAAACATTTTTTATGTTAATCACTGACCCAGACAATTTGAACCAAGCGACAGAGGTTGTCATCGACACTGGCGCTCAGACAATCCAACTGATTGAAGCAGGCAACTTGGATGCTGATGGTGTTGTTCTCAAAACTGTCTATTCATTTATTAAAGAGGAATGGAAAAACGATGCTTTGTTAATCCCATTCGACTTCCCATTCGTGCCGATTACCGATGAGTTCTACGAGCTTAAAGACGGCTGGAACTGGGCTGACCAAACCACACGAAACCTGCTACGGCGAGGTGGATTCCTTGTGCGTAACACAGCCGGAAATGTAACTGAACACTGGGCAGGTATCGCGATTCTAGGAGCCGAATCAGATGACCGGATTTACTACAACCTTGGAGCCGGTCCAACGGACTTTACTTACACCGGTAACACGGCTGAGGTAGTTCAAATCATTAGTGACCCAAACGGTGACGGTGCATACGCTGACGGATTCAACCGTTCGTCTGACATCGAAGTGTACAACCGTGAGCAAGGTCAACTATTCTCAAAAGGTTCGACTAGCGCAAACGGGGAGGCCAGCTTGCTTGCTCCGAAGCTCTTTTCTGTAACGGTAGCGACAGGAACGGACTTAAACGTGACTGCCACAGATACCGCAATCGCCACAAACGCGCCGTACACAGGAATGGGCATCACGTTCTACGCTACAGCTCAATCTCGCACCATCGGAGCGACAGCACGTGACTTCGGAGTTATTATTGACGGTAACAACGGTAGCGCTGAGCAGATTTACGAGTGGGTACAGTACCAACTCCGACAGAACACAGACATCGACGATGACGCCAGCACATTGCTTGGGCAGGTAGCAGATGAATTGCTACGATTCGTTGGTGGAGCGGGTAACGGAACAGGTAGCTTGCGGACATTGTTTGTGAACAACCCATCGGGAGGTGGAGGCGGAGTATTCATTGACAACTTCGTTGCTGGTGACACAAACCGAATTACGTTTGTCGACAATACTGAAACTGAACGAACATTCCCATTCGTTGCTACTGTAGCACTCAACTTTAGTACAACGCTCGTAAATGACACTGACGCTATTTACCGAATGTTCTTCACTGACGCGAACGGTAATAACTTCGGCGATAGTGACGCGATTCTAGTAGATGACAATGACGGAGTAGACATCGCAGGGGACGTAAGTGGAAACTCATCACTTCAATTCACATTCGATTACGACGGTAACTCGCAAGGCGGACGTACTCCAGGAACTGACGCGGAAATCACGGTAGTAGCTATCGGACTCAACTCAGGACAGCACGTGAAAGCGAGGGGAACGATTGCACGTTCAAACTCCAACGTAGTAACACTCGTGGCACCGCTAGAACGCAACTACGAAAATGCGTAGTTAGTTCTTTCAACAATCAAATAAACCCACCGACAAAACGGCTTCCTGTTTGGGAGGTCGTTTTGCATAGTGTATAATTAAAGGTATATGTCAGTATCCTACGCATCAAATACAGTAACGATAAACGGAGGCTTGGCAAATGGCGAAGCTACTGTCACAGTTTCTCAGACGCTCGTGAGAACAACTGGCGATGTGCCTGCGGCTAGTTGGGTGGGTAGGTTGATTGCTTTCAAACCAAGTTCAAGTGAATCAACTAACACTCAGGTCAGACTAGTAACGGCTGTGTCTGGAAATAACGTGACTGTACACGACCCGTGGAGAAACTTAGGCAGTCTTTCAGGTAATTTTGTTATAGCTCACAATCTCCAAGACGTCCACAATATTGTAGACACATCATTAAAAAAAATTGGAGACAGCACTTACCAATGGGATGGTGATTGGGATGTGACAAACAATGGATTCTTGGGTGACTTAGACATTTCACTAGAGATGAGAGCAACTAATCCGTCCTTTCAAGTAGATGAAGGATGTGTCGTACAATTTGGGTTACTTTGGGGCGGAGAAAAAAATGATTCGGTAGAGACTACAAACGGTTGTAGTGTTTACTTTAATAAAATTGTGGGGGGTTCTAGTAGTTACTACCAAGGCGGTAACAGTCGAAATGCAAACGGCGCTGTAATAAATTACTACGGGTCAATTATCCAGTCTAAAAACCCCAACCCTGATAGCTACAGTTTCCAGCGTATGCAAGGTCCGATGCGATTTATTGGGTGTTCTTTTGATGGTCCAATGGGCGGTCGGTTCTATCACGAGGCTACAGAATGGGCGCAGTGCCGTATGTCTGGTAATGATGACGCAACGCCAGCTTGGTCAGTGGGAGCGACATTTACTCGTCCAGTTTCAGACATTATCTTTTTCCAGAACAATACGGTGATGAAAAACTACCAGTCTTTTACTGGTACTTTCCGTAACACTGTTTTTACAGATAGTAACGGACTTATTTTCAATGACTCCTCTGGTATTGGGACAATTCGATTCATTGACTGCACTACGTTTAGCACAAGTACCCCATATGCAGCTCAGTTCAAGTCTATTAACTATGTTGTTACTGACGGGGACGGTGTACCACTTCCAGGTGCAAAAGTGCGTATCAACAACGCAACAGATGTAACGCAGTCAGCTATTAGAACGTCTGATGCAAGTGGAGTGGTAACAGAAATTCTTGCTCAGATAAGTACAGGTAATACACAGTTTGGTCCGTTCCGTATTCGCATACGAGACTATGGCAAGATTTGGACTGAGTT